TCGAGATTTAGATTATTTGAAATAGAAAAAGGAGACCGAAGTCTCCTTTATAGGGCTGTACAGGTTTTGTACAACTTCCACCACCAAGTTTATCTAACTTGGAAATCATCATTTCTGAAAATGGAATTAACAAACTCTTCCAATTCTGCGGATCCAAAATGTCCAACAACATCATGAGGATTATCAGTAAAGAAAAACCGAGTCACAAATTCTCGACTCTTAGTACTAAATACCGCAATTTCAAAATCATTTTCAAAATCTCCATGGAGACTTCTTTTACCACCACCAACAATTGACAATTCATATTTAGAATTGAAAATATTTGTCATTCTTCCTCCTTTGACCACCGGATGAGGTTTTGACCATTTTTGAATATCTTTAATTGTAATCATTTTGTTACTTCCGCCTCGATTTTAGATTTGTTAATAAGATGTTCCGCTAATGTATAAGTATCCACATTTGTAGTAATGATTGACTCCACCAAATGTTTGTATGGTACGTGTACAAAAAAATCCACACCATTGAAGAAAGTCAAATCGTTTTTTAATTCGATACTTCCTTGGACCATCTTCAGGAACAACTTGAACTGAGTACCATTCACAAAGGTCTCATTCAAAAGGACTCCAAATTTTTCGTGTTGAATCTTGATGTTGTGGGATGCCATGTTCATATCTTCGTCGTTTGTTTTACAAATATAATTAAATTTCCAATAACAAAAAAAAAATCCCCTACTTTTTTTAGTAGGGGAAGTGAGAAAATAAGAGGGTTTACGACCCTCCACATTGATGACCGAACTTATCTATTCAGTCTGATGTAGCAGGAGAAAGATTCGAACTTTCGACCTTCAGGTTATGAGCCTGACGAGCTTCCACTGCTCTATCCTGCGATATATTTCGAGTTAAGAACTTCAGACAAAAAAGTCCCACAAACTCCTTCTCTCTCGAACTCTCATTTGTGGGACAAATGTTTCACAAAGATAACAATTCTCTTTTTCAAAATCAAATTGTAGTGAAACTTTTTTGTGGGGGTGTTGAATCTCTCGATTCAGTTATATAAATATAGACAACATTTATTAAAAATCAACTGACAGAAAAATATTTTTTTAATATTGTCCGCAAATTCGAATCCAATCCCAATTTTTTTGTTTCTTCGAGAGTGAAATATCCACATTTACTATGTTCATGTCCATCTGATGCCGCATCCAAATCAGGTAGTATTTCATCACTCAATTCAGATATAAACACATAAATAAAGTTATTGTTATGCTCATCATTGTCGATTGTAGGAATTGTTCCAATGAAATCTATATCATTCTCTGATAATTCAAAGTCAGTCTCCTCATATAATTCACGAACCGCAGCTTCTCTTGGAGTTTCTCCCCTCTCAATTTTACCTGTGGGAATGAACCATTGATTTGCGTGAGATTGGTTTTCATTACGTTTACATAATAAAAACTTATCTCTGTATTTTAGTATTACACCTGAGTACATTTTAACTTAATTTGTATTTATAATTATGGATGTTTCAATAAATAATCACAGATTCGAAGTTATTACTCTTTTAGACCCACGTTCTCAACAAATTGGAATGATGGGTAAAAGATTTTCCCATATCAAACAAGGTATGTTGTTTTTAATGGGAGGAAAGGAACAATGTTTTTGGATGAAAAACTGTATTATACCTTTGGACATTATTATAATAAAAAATAATGTCATTGTCAACATCCATCATGATTGTCCTCCGTGTCTTCAAGATGATTGTCCTTCTTATTGTGGTAATGGGAATATCGTATTAGAATTACGTGGAGGTGCTTGTCAAAAGTTAGATATCAAACCTGGAGATACGGTTAATTACTTGTTTTAGATTCCGCTATTTTTTCCTTCAAAATTTTTTGGAATTGATTTGCAATCATTTTTGTAAACTTAACTGTTGGACTGTCCTCTGAATCATTATACTTGTATCCACCTTGAGGAGGTCTTGTACTTCTACCAAGATAATTTAACCCTGATATGTTTGTGATACATTTGTGTCCGCCTGAATTAGATTGTATCAAATCCCAAGCATTGACCCCAATTTTATCCAAAATTCTCATCTCATCTTCTGTCAAACTCTTGAAAGGTTTTTCCATCATAGACTCAATTTTACTCATGACTTTTTCACCATTATCCATGAACATTATTTTGTCCCCATACAACGCCTTAAAATCTTTGAACGTGAATCCAATACTCTCAGGTCCAACACTTGTTTCACTAACCCACTTTATTGTTGATAATGGTACAGTTTTTTGTCTTAATTGTTCTTCCCATTTACCCAATACTTCCTGAGCAATCTCGCCCAAATTTACACCTTTAAGTTCTCTATCTTTTTTGAACGGATTACAAGATGCTTGGACAAGTCCCATCGGCCATGCCATAATTAAAAAATCTGCCTCAGGATTGTTCTTATAAGGAGTGTATCTATCATAAGAACCTGGCTTAAACATACTTCCTCCACCATATTGGAAAATTATATTATCCGTTACAGTTGGAAATGATTTCATTTTCTGTGTATAATCTTCGGCGTTCTTCTGTAGTTCTTCAGGTGTTGGAGCTCCAGCCGACTTCATCCAATATTTGATATTATTCAAAATGGACATTAGAGATGGTTGTGAATCCATAACCAACATCTCCAAGAAACCAGGTTTGTTCTTGAATGCTAACAATAGTTTGTTAATTACTAACCCCAACAACATTTTATTTCCTTGAAGGGAAGTTTCTCTATCGAATCGGTAAAGATAATTAACTACGTCTTCGGGATTTAAGTTTTGTCTTGCAAAATCTGCCGAGTCAACTGTATTGATTAACAATATATCTGATGATGGAAAAAGGTCTTTTGGTGAAACAACCTGTGATATTGTTGCAACATTAGATCGAGATTGTCGAAATGATGTAGATTTTGTATCTTCAGCCCCAGCCTGTCTATCATGATGGTCTGTGTGAATAACAAACATTGGTTTTCCATGTGCAAAGTCAACAAGTACTGGCATGGTATCTCCCATTGCGTTATTCTTTTTCACTGCAAATTCTTTGTCCCCGTATTGAATCACGTGAGTATCAACAACATCAATACCATTATCCTCAAGGTACTTTTTCATTGCAATCGCAGTAGTAACACCATCCAAATCTTGATGGAAATATATTTCTGCTTTGGGATATCGTTTACTTAATTCTTTAATATCCCGAATACCACTCTCTTTTAATATTTTTTTCATTGGAACTGTTTTTTGACCCAATCGAGAAAATTTCCCCAATAATCTTCGTGTACGCCATACTCATTAGCATTTATGTTTTTCAACATAATTTTGTCCTTTTCAGGCATTTTGGCGTAAGTTTTGTCTCCAAATTGTCCATCTGTAGGATATACTCCGATCATGTCTTGATATTTAGCAATTGCTTCCTCAGTCTTTGAATTTCGGCCAGTTCTACCATCCACTACCAAACCAGCATTCATTCTTTTATTCAGAAAAGCCTGTATTCTGTAAATATGTTCTCGGTGATACATTTGTTCGTTAATCACTCTTTTAACAACTCTTGTCAAGTCAGACTCTGTCAATTTTATTACTTTTGTCATGATTAAGATTTTAAGGTTAATAAGAATTTAGATTTGTTAATCAATGCCAACATTTCATCTCTAATATTCAACAAGTCTGTATCATATTTTGTATCCAATTGGTCTGAAAAACTAACTAAAAATTCTGTAATCCCATCCATAAAATTTTGTATACTGATGGAGGAAATGTCTTGAAACATCAAAGCAAATTCAGGCTCGAATTCAGGTCTACCGTATTTTCCCATCATCACTTCAGTGAATTCATCAATTAAATCACCAAGTCCGTCATATAATTCACCATAAGTTCTGTGTTTCGCATCTCCGTATGTTTGCCAATGTAAAAATTTCCATTGAAGTTGTACTTGTACCAATTTTTTAATTAATTCTTCTTTCATCTTCATAAATATAACAATAAACAAAAAAAGGTCTTGAAGACCTTTTTAAGTTTTAGATTCAAAATCAAAAACCCCTTGTTTTTTTTGATTAATAAAATGTTGTACTCTCTTAGTTGCCACTTCTGAATAATTCGAACTGAGTTCGATTCCAATCCATCTGCGTCCTAACGTTTCTGCGGCGACCAAACTGGTGCCGCTGCCTGTGAAAGGATCTAAAACAATATCATTTTTATATGTTAATATTTTTATCGCTTTAGTCGGAATGTCCATTGAAAAAGTCGCCTTTGTTTGTTGTCTCGTATCCGCAAAATATTCCCATTGACCATACACCAAACTCATGAAGTCTTTCTTATCTTCATCTTGATAAATGGTTTTCTTCTTTATTGTCCCGTCTTCTTGTTCAACATCAACAACTTCCCCAACCCACTGAGGTTCCCCTTTAACTTTCTTAATTCTATCTTTCTTGTAAGCAAGGATTACACATTCTTTTGGATTGTAAATGTAAGGTGAAGAGGGAGACATCCAAGAACCCCAAGCGGTGGTCTTACTTCTATGTGGAGCATTCTCATCAAGGTCAACAAGTCCATAAAATTTGAACCCAACCTTTTTCATAACAGACCAAAATTCTGACATGAACAATACTCTACCACCTCTATCTTGGACATTAATTTCATATGGAATATTAACCGCAATCCTTCCATCATCTTTAAGAACACGAAATGATTCACCCACCCATTTTTCGGTAAATTTCCAATATTCCTCCATCGATTGGTTATCGTCATGACTATCGTAGTCAATACCGACATTATAAGGTGGAGAGGTAACAATTAAATCAATTATTGACTCAGGTAATTTACCCATCTCAACAACACAATCGCCATTTATAATCCTATTTGTTTCTAACATCGTAATTTACCTTCGTTTCTTAATTGTTCTCTAATTTTGGTTGCAGAAATATTACTAACTTCTTGAGGTGGAGTCTTACCTGAACCATTTTGTCCTGTTAACCAAATTATCATTTTTCCAAATTTTTGATTTTACGGTCTAAATAAAATGCGGCTTTCTTCAGGTCTTCAAGTTCTTTCGTTTGGTCTTTTACACCCGCTCTTGCAACATATTTTACCACGTTGAACAAATAAGCATCGTGATTTAATCCCCAAGCTTCGCAAACCTTAATAACTTCGTACGGATTCTCTTCACCACCATAATGATGAGGATGGTTTACCATTTCATTGTTCATTATCATTACCCCACTTTTTTTCAATGTATCTAATGTATCTATCATATTTTCTTGGATTATATAACATCCAAACGAAATAGATATCAAAGAACCATTCTATCTTTTTAATAATTTTTTTAATTCTTTCCAAAATATTTTTCAATAGTCTCCAATCTTTCATCAGCATCTGCTAACATCAGTAATGCTTCTTCGGCATTCTCATAGAAATCTTTGGTTGAATGATCTCCAATACCTACACCAGTATTCCCCAATAGGTCCAAAGTTAAAAGTGCCTTCGCTTTATCCGCCTCCGCTGAGGTCTTCAACATTTTAATTAGATTTTTATTCATAACTTTCATTTTTATAATTTAATTGTTTTTAGGATTTCATCATCGGTTTTTCCTTCAAGGTGAAGATTGTATATCAAGGAACAAGTGGTGTCTTGAAAAAGTAACATTTCACTTTTTCCGTAGTATTCTTTCAATCTTCCTTCTTTTAGGGCAGAGACACACTGGTCAAGTTTTACCCATCTCTTGTTAACGCTCATTTTGAAAATATAATAATTTTAATTTGTAGAATCAAAGTTATTAATTTTTTCAAAATTAACAACCTGAAAAATATAAGACATAACTTTTCTTTTGATGATGGGTACCATCGTTTCCTCGAATGGAAAATTCTGTGAACATTTAATTTCGAATATTGGTAAGGATTTATAAAATTCAGTTTGATTCCATTTTGAATTTGAATCAATAATTTCAGTAAGTGTCCGTTCATCAATTCCACCCTCAGATATCAAACTCAAATGTGTTCTGTTTGTAGACTTATCCTTTTTGTCAGACTTAATTTCATACTCCCACACATACATCTTTTCTTCGGATTTTCGATAGAAAAAAATATATCCTGAACTTGATACTAAATTGTTTTTGTTTTTTCGTAAATACAAATCAATAGATTCGAATGCGATGTTCCATATTGATTTGGCAATATTGAAGGCGTCAAATAGTTTTGGCCCCGAAAACCTCAGAGTTTTGTCTAATTCATTTTCTTCTTGTTCGGTTAACTGTCTTGGTTTCTTTGGAGTTAATTCTTTAACAAGTATTTCATCATCAGGAGATTCGAATTTCTTGTTGGTTAACAAAAGTGTATTCTCTTTTGAGATTGACTGAATATTTGCAAGATGTAATGACAATTCCACAAAATTTGGGTATAACTCAAATTTATCAAAACTTTGGTCACATTTCTGTAGATAGTCCAACAAGGTATATTTGTTGTACTCGAAATCCAATGGTTCTTTGAACATCCATTCTGGATTTAATTTGAATGATATCTTTTTCTTTCTACCCATAGGGAAATTATAATAGTTATTAACTATTAATCAATTCTCATTATATAAAATAAGTCTCCATCAACATAAACCTCGTGAGCTTCCCCATCGTAGGGTGCAAGGTAATGACCATAACCATCAGTATCAATTGCTTCTTGTGTAAACGCATCTATGTCAACGAACTGTTCGTAATCTAAATTCAAATCGTCAAAAAACCACCAAGGATCTGCCTTAACCTCCTGTAATTTGGTTGCAATCATATCATCAATTAATTCATCGGGGAATTCTCCTTGAGGATCGGACCTTATTTCCAAAATTTCCAAAGTATAATCATCAATTAATTCCTCGAACTCAGATATTTTGGATGAATAAAAATCTTCATTTCCTCTCTCCATAAAATTTTGAAATTGTTTTACCCCATTCTCTAATCTTTTTTGTTTGTTTGTTAAAATTTCGACTTGTTCTCGTTGTTTGGAAGACAACATCCTATCTTTATCATCAAAATATGCTTCACCGTAGTTATAAACATCATCATTATAATGATCTTTGGCGTAGTTCATAACTTCTCTCATGTCAAGATGACCTTTAACAAAGTCTTGATTAAATACCGATATTCCTTCGAAATCTATCATATCTTTGATATGTTGTTCAGCAGATGCATGTGTGTCATATTCATTACCTACCGCATATTCAGTTCCCTCCACACTAAACCTATCCAAATCATAGTAATCTCCAACGAAGATGATATCTTCCAATGTAGCATCCTCACCTAAATCTCCAACATCTTTCAACCAACTCAAAAGAAGTTCGGCTCTCGCTTTTAGTGAGGGATTATTTTCCATGTATAACTTGGTTCTATCTTCAGCGGATTCATTTTGTTCTAAAAAATTCATCAGTTTTTATTTAATAAATATCTTTATGCAATATAATTAAAGTA